ACCTTGTTTTTCCAACAAAGCAGAAGACTGTTGAAGATTCACAGTAGCAGCAATCAAACGAGAATTCTCGTACGGAATTTGTCCAATCTCGGCTTGAATTTTTTTAGCTTGCTCTTGCATAAAAATAATTGCCTGGCGGGCCTGCCCGGCAGTCGAATGATCACGATCAATTTGAGCACGAGAAATAGGATCAACAAAAGGAGTCTCTGCAACAGTCTTCGCAGCCTGAGCTGCAGCAGCACTAGCCTGAGCATCCAATAAGTTAATTTGACCCTGTTGAAGCTTAGTGGACAAGTACGCAGACGCAGCCTCACCCATTGGGTTAGACGGCACCTGAGCCTGTTGACCAGTAGGGGGAGCACCGCCCCCCTGTTGATACGCAAGCATAGGATTAAGGCCTGCGGCCATCATGTCCTGCGTCGTAGTTTGGTAACGAGTAGCAAATTGTTGCTGGCTGAAATTGTTAGCCATATCAGCCTGGCGCTCTGCGGACTGGTTACGCTCCCGACCGCCCAAATAACTAAGAGCGGCGGGAACCATTGCGGCAAATGCAGACCACATGTTAGAAATGGTCAATAAGACCAGGTACAGAGTACATAGGCAGCGGACGAACAGCAGTAATGGACCAAAACGTGTCCATAATAATCTGTTGGCCGTTGGCAGAGGCACCAACCGCTAGCGCGCGGCTAAGAGGCGGAGTGTCCTGTATAAACGTGCTGTTAAGCGTGGGCAACGCAGTAAAACGTTGCGCCAAATGCCAGATGTCAATAGTACCTGCAGACGTCGATTTAAACAAACCAGTAATCTGGTTAGGGTTATACCGGTACTCAGCCCAACGCTCCTGGTACCCAAACACGTTAAGATCATTGGCAGAACCGTCGCAATAAATCTCGCGATTAAGAATAGCTTGTTCGCCCAACGCCTGAAAAACAGGAAAATAAAAATCGTACCTAGTAGAACGATTCCAAAATTTTCGAACGCCCTGTTGATATGTCAAGTCGGCCCTAACGGTTGCAAGACCGATAATGTAACCATGCTCGACAAAAGACTGGTTAAAACCATGGCCTTGTCCAAGCGTAGTACCAAATGCAGACAAATTACCGGCCGGTGTAGTCTGACCAGTGGCACCAGTGCCGGTCGTTTGAGCGACTGGATTAACGTTGATCATGGTGTGACCACCGCCAAGATATTCGGGGCGCTGCAAACGCGCGTCAGGCGATATCACACCAAAATGGGCGCGGACCAGCTCAGTGTACCTTGTACCGCCCCGGGCATCACGCTCAAGCAACTTTTGAATCTGAAACGACTGCCGCAGCTGGTTAACAGTGGCAGCAGTAGCAAGCGACAGATCCGCGTAAATGTTTAGGTTATTGGCAGCACTAGACGCAGCGTTGGCGTCATACGCAAACCCCATCGGTACAGAACCAGAACCAAATTGACCAGTTAATAAGGCACCCGTGGAATCCCTAAAAGTAGCCAAAGAAGCGGCAGGGTTACCGTCAGGAATACCAATACCACGAATGGGGGCCTGTGTACCCAAAGGTAAAGTAACCGCTGCACCCTTTTGAACAAAGGGAAGCGAAGCCGTGAAATAATCCTTGCGCTTGCCACGCCGAAGTAGCGTATATGTGGCTGTTGAATCGGCCGCGTCACCAGTGTTAACAGTGACGCTGTTTTGAAGGTTTTCATCACGAAACCAATCGTTATATATGAGGTTGTAGGCACGCAATGGCAAATTCATGCCGGTATAAGTTTGACCAGCTGCGATCTGGCCTACAGTTGGAAGACCAAAATAATCATAAATAGACCCAACAGGATAGCCAGCAACAGGCGACGTAATGGTAGGAACAGTATAAGAAATTGAATCCGCGGGATTGTCCTGTTCACCCATAAACTTGACCCAATTTGTCCAAACTAATCGATTAGGAACAAAAAAGAAAAAAGTCTCCAAGTGTAAATTGTCCATAATCGGAACAATAGGAGTAGCAAGACGGCCAAAAAGAGTACCAGATACCTTAAAAGTGTCGCCTGGAAGAACTTCCTCGCACATAATAGGAACAAGGTAACCAGCATCAAAAGTCGTTTTCAAAGTCTTTTGCATAGCAAAAGCAGAACGGGGAACATCAGCCTTCGGGACCATAGCAAACTGTTGAGTTTGCGCTGACATATTGCGATACATAGTCATTTGATTTTTCCAAAAAAATAGGGGCCGAAGCCCCGTTGATTAAGACTGGACGTGGTCCATGCCAAAAGTAATACGCTCAGGCTTTTGGGCGATCAACTCGCCAGTTTCATCATCAAAAAATCCCAAAGCGTGTAATTCAAAATCGCCAGGATGTTTGTTAAGGTCGTTATTTTCGCGGGGTGTGCGAACTTCGTCGCCAAAAGAACGGACGGCAGCAGCACGAGAACCAACAAAAGCCGGCCGAGAATACAAAGCAGCGGCACGATCGAAGATCGAAACAATAGTCATTTTCATTTGAATGTCCTAGTTAATTTTTTAAGGTTTGCGGTGAACACTTCCTCGCGGACTGCAAGCCGCTCAGGAGTCGATTCATGAGTGCGAGTCATAGCATCTAGCAGACGCTGAAATTTGACGGACTCGAAATCGTCGGGAGATCGCTTCTCCCAAAGCTTGTCATAAAAACGTGGTACTGGGTTTTTTGATCCTTTATAAATGATGTTGTCATGGGGAAAAATATCGGTATCAGCGTATTCATCAAACCAGACACGGCCGATACCAGGCTTAAGAGACATACGAGCAAACTCAGGTGTAAACATCTCGCCGGTCTCAGGATCAGTGTAAACAAACTTGGCAAAGGCGCCAGTGGTTTTTTTAAGGCAATACCGTGCGACATATGCGGCAGATTCATAGGTCAACTCACCAATGGAAGAATGACCGTAAGTCCAAAGACGTTCGAGAGTAGGAGACCGATAGAGCTCTGCTCCTGGTCGACCTTTCCATGGTCGTTTATCTGGAAAATCGTAACCGAACAATAAGGCGTGGTAATGAGGGCGACCCCGCAAGGAACCGTATTCACCGCACATGAAGAATCGCACTGGATGGATTCGACGGAGGTAGCGAATAAAGAGTTGAAAATGGGCATAATTCAAAGAACCACTTTCGGGCAAATGCTTTTCGTCATACGTAAGCGTGACAAAACAGGACTGCTCGTGACTACGCAATTCGTGCATACAGCGCAAGGCCCATTCTCGGGATCGATCGACGCGACAGCCCATGCATTGACCACAGGGTAGAAGCAGTCGAGAACGTGCATCATCACGCTTTAAGTTGTCCTGGAAAACAATAGATCCATCACCGCAGCGCCACGCGTCGAGAGGATGAAAGCAAGCCACATCACAGCCGGTATCCACCGCGGGTGGGCGGGGGTGCAATGTTGATGTACTTGGTACGCTGAACGCCGTGATTGAACATGTTAGCAGACCGTGATTTAGAGACAGATGAACGTTTCATTTTTAAGCTTTCATAGAGGTGGTAAGAGTACCACCTAGCACAGTTTAAATCAAGTAGAAAAACTGTGCAAGGCGGAAATGGGATTTCCTTGCGGCCTTAGACGGCCGGACCGCTTGTAGCGGGAGACGCGCCGGGCGCGTCAGCGGCCTTTGGCCGCAGTTGATCAGGGTGAATACCGGGGACATCGCCAGCGAGCGCAGCGTCGAGAAAAACACCCACGTCGTGGTTGAACTTAGAACGAATGTCAGCAGGATAAAGAGCAAAAGCCTGTTCGGCTTTGCGGACAAGATCAAGCGATGACTTGTAATCAGAGGCTTGGGTAAAGTCGCCGTACTGAGGTACGCGAACATTGTCAGGAAGAAGGCCGGTTTTCAAGAACCGGCCAACGATGACGTTAATATCAGCGTCCTCGGCGTCAGATTGACGGGTAAGCGAAGGATCTTCGCAAAGAAGAGAAGTTTCAAGCGAAACATCAGAAATAGAATAATTGTACGGAGTACGAAAGAAAGGAACAGTAGAAGAGACGTAAGGAGAATAAGGAAAGAGACGA